TGAAGATGATGCTGTTGATTTTGAAATAAATACCATAGCACCACCACTAAAACTTGCTTCAAGATCATCGGCTCCTGAATCAAAACCAATACCTTTACCTGCGACTGGTGTTAAATTTAAACTGTTGAAATTTAATTTTGATAATGCCACTATGAGTCCTTTATTCCGTAAAGTTTTATTGTACCAGAAGCCATATTATTTCCTGAAAGTTTAAACTGAACAGCATCTACAGCACTAGTCGTATTTCCATAACCAGCAGAATAATTATCAAAAGCACGATCAGAATACTCATAAACTGCTGTTCTACTTATAAAATGTTTTACAAAAGTGGTAGAACTAGGATTAAATAAATAAAGTTCACCAGATGTACCTTCATCACTACCACCACCTACATTTATAGATATATCTTTAAAACCTGTTCCTTGTGCTAAATCATGACCAGGCTCATATGTTAATGAAGTATTGCCATCACTTTCTTCATGATAAGCTACAAAAGATGTAGTTGTTTTTGCAACATTGTAATTAGAACCAGTATCTACACTCATATTAAATTGAAATTTATTAGCACCAGCATTTGAAGATGGGTGAATATTATAAAACTTAAATACATAAACAGGATATGTGCTATCTAAAACTACGTCTGAACTTCCATCTACGAATGATAATGTAGAATCCGAACTAGCAGTTAAAGTTTTAATAAGCGTCATGGAACTTGCACCTGCTGTAGAAAACCCATCTCCATCTGAATTAAATGATAACGCTTTACCTGCAACAGGTGTTACATTAAAACTGTTATAATTAAATTTAGATATAGCCATTATAATATTCCATATAGTTTAAATGTTCCTGCATCTATATTACCAGATGCCATTTTAAATCTAACTCTAGTTATAGCTGTTGTTGTGTTAAAATATCCAGCAGTAAAATCATTATAAGTAGCATCGCCATGTTGATATGTATTAAAAGTTGCCAAAAAATGTTTTACAAAAGTTGTATTTGATGGTTCAAAAATATGTAATGTTCCAGCTAAACTTTCATCATTACCATTTCCAACATTTTGAGTAAGAACTTGAAATGAAGTTCCTTGTGCTTGGTCAGAACCTGTTTCATATCCTAAAACAGTGTAATTACCAGCTTCATTTTGACCAGCTTTAAATCTAGTAGTAGTCATCGTTTGATTATAACTCGTATTAGTTCCAGTATCTGTTTGAAACGTAAGAGCTGTATCATTTGTAGCTGGATGAATATCTATGCATTTAATAATATACTCTTTGTAAGTAGAATCTATTCCACTTGTTATATCAATAGTTGCTGAACTAGATGCTGTAGTTGTAGACAATAAAACCATATTACCACCAAGATCCCCTGTCTCAAAACCATTGGCACTAGAATTCCATTTAAGAGCTTTACTAGCTGCGGGTGTAACGTTTATGTTATTAAAGTCGACCTTAGAGAGTGCCATGGGTTAGGCTCCAAATAATGCTGCTATTTCAGCATCTGTTAATGCTTCCCCTGCTTTTAATTTAGCTTTACCTGATGTTTTTGCATTTGCTCTAGCTGTGTCAGCATCTTTTAATTCTTGTATCTTTGCATTAACATCAGCCTCACTTGGCATAGTAGCACCATCTTTAATAATCTTAATGTGTTGATATTGCATACGATCTTCGTTAGGAATTTTATCTCCATTGCTGTCATGTGTTTTCCAACCCCACCAACTGCCACCATTAAATGTCATCAATGCTTTTTGAAAATAATCTTTAGTTTTTTTCATCTTATGTATCTCCTAATCTTATAAAAGTTAACGCTGTGTAATTAACATTTGTATTACCACCATATGTTGCATCTGTTGTTGATGTTCCACTATGGTCAAGATTTAATCTAATATTATTATTAGATGTATTAGTTACATCATATATAGTAGAACAATATAATGACATATGACGATTTTGAGCACCTGAGCTATCATAAGTTTGTGAGAGTGATGATATAGAACTTCCATTAGTCGAACCCATAATTTGAATACCACAATATGCAAGAGCACCATCATAAGTTTCATCTACATAACTTTGTGCAGAAACAAAATATATTCCTGTACTTGGAAATGTAAATACTCCTGAAGATTCAGACATACCTGAGCCAATGTATGATGAAATCTTATCATTCCTTTCCCAATTTGCAGTTACTGTACCTGTATCAGCAATATCAGCAGTTATTCTCCAGTTATCTGCCATTGTAATTCCACCACCTTTAATTAAACTATAATCAATTCTTTTTAATACTCCTGCGTCAGAAACTAAAAACTCATCTGTGTCTGCTGGTTCAGCAGCTAATGCAGTTTGTGCGGATATAACATCCGTATTTAATTTTGCACCAGTTACTGCGTTTGCAGAAACCATGGCAGCTGTAATACTATTAGTTGCAGGTACAGTTGATTGAATAGCTCTACCTAAAAAAATACAGTACATCACATCTGTCGAAGCTGTGTTTGCTGATAGCGTTAGGGCAGTACCCGATGCAGTATATGCTTTACCAGATCCAGGATGTTGTCTAACGTTATTTATAAATAATGCAATTTCGTTTTCATTACTAACTGCATGAGACAGAGTATAAGAAGACGTTGCTGACGTAGAAAAATTCTGTGTAGCGAATGTAACAAAGTTGTCTGTAGGTTGATTCCCGATATAGGCCATCTTACGTTATCTCCATAATGCTCAACGTGCCAGAAAGTTTATCTGCAACGGAACAGTCTACTCGCAATATGTCTGTAGTTTCCATAACAACCTTACCACCCGTTAAGACCTCCAAACTCGAACCCGCGGGAATGTTTACGTCCTTCACTAGAAATGAAGTTCCATTCGCAACGTTGTTAGTTCCATTACGGTTTGCTGTATCACTAACAAGTTCTACTTCTGCTGTAACTGAAGTTGTGTTTAAGTTAGTAAGAACTAAACCAAGTATTACTGTAGTAGTACTTGATGCTACCGTGTACATGACATAAGGCGTACCTGCTGATGCGGGTTCTGCTGCGAAAGTCACACATTTGAACGTATTTGCCATTTTTTATCTCCTATTTTTTATTTTATATATTATCCTAAAGCAATTGCAAGAGCTGTTGGGTCATCTGTTACAAACGCTGCTCCAGCACTATTTACGGGTGTTTGACTAAATGTTACCACACCATTACTATCACCTGATATCCAAGTTGTAGTTGTTGTGCCATCATAACCAGCAATTTTTAATTGTCTGTCGCCTGTTGCACTATCAGCGTTAACGCTACCGATGATTACATTACCAGCACCAGAAGTTATATTATCACCCGATTGGTAACCTAAAACAAGGTTATTGTGGGAATCTTGTCCAACCATTCCTTCTCCAGCAGATACCCCTACAGCAGTATTAAAACCTGCCAAAGCTGTTTTTAAAGCTTGAGAACCAATTGCCGTGCTTGAATTACCACCTGCCGAAGCCTCCATTGCTTGATAACCTACAGCAGTATTACTTGAACCAACAGAATTATTTTTTAAAGTATTAGACCCGAATCCAGTATTGTTAACACCAATAGTTAAACCTGCTAATGAGTCAACACCGGCCCCTGTATTGTTATCTCCAGAAGTTAAACTTTCAAAAACACCATGACCAATTCCAACATTATTATTAGCAGCATTTAATGTTCCTGTTGTTGAATGACCTATTATTAAACCATTTGTAAAATTGGTTCCTTCAAATTTACCTAAAATAACGTCTTTACTATCTGCTGTTATTGTACTTGAAACTGTTAACACACCAGCAGAAGATAATGACATCTTCTCAGCTGCTGCTTCACTAGCTGCAGTTTTAAAACTTAATTTTGTAGCATTGTTTGATGAACTAAAGTCACCTTCAGAAACGGCTTCGATACCTGCTGCAACAAGTATAGCATCTGTTCCTGTACCTTCGTCAGGAGCTTGAAAATTAATTGAACCTAATATATCACTAGCTGCGATGTCTGTCTCACCAGTTTGTAAAGTAAGTACATAAGGATTATCATCGCCTGTATCAATTCTTTTAAAAGTTAAATTTCCAGAACTATCACCTGATATCCAAGTTGTAGTTGTTGAACCATCATTACCAGCAATTTTTAATTGTCTGTCGCCAGTTCTACTCGCTGGGTCAACAGTTCCAATAATTACATTTCCAGATCCAGTAGTAATACCAGCAGTGCTATCATTAGCTCCAGCGTTATATCCTAAAAAAATATTATAATCTCCAGTTGAAACTTCTCTACCAGCATCTCTACCTAAAGCTGTGTTAAATGTAGCACCTGAGGCAACATTCATAGCATTTTGACCTACAACAGTATTATAACCAGAATTAGCATCAGTAGCGGATCCAACAAAAGCATTAACACCTATGATAGTATTACCTGGAGCTCCAGTAATTCCTGATCCAGCATTGTAACCAATTCCAATGTTGTCGTTTCCAGTAGTTACTGCTGTTAAAGCAGCTCCTCCTAAAGCAGTGTTTTGATCTCCAGAAGTTAAGGCATCTAAAGCTGTTATTCCAACACCTGTATTATGTTGAGCAGCATTTAAAGTTCCTGATGTTGTATGACCAACTAATAATGATCCTGTAAAGTTTGTTCCTTCAATTTTACCTGGCATTAATTCACCAGTTACATTAGGTAGAGTGTGAACAGCACTACTTCCTACAGAATGTGGTTGTGGTTTTAGTTGCTGACCATGGGAGTTATTTTCACAGTTAAATTGAATAGTACCTGGGTTAGTATTACCTTTTATAGTTACATGACCTGTACCATTTGGTGCTAATTCTAAATCTGCGTTAGAAGTAGTAACAATATCACTACCATTTAAATCAAGATTACCACCTAATTGTGGTGTAGTATCTTCTGATACATTTGATAATGCAGAAGATGTAGCTAGTCCTGATACAACAGTTGATCTTGCAACTTTTTTAAGACCACCACCTGAAGTATCGACTGCTAAAAATACATCGTCATTAGCAATAGTTGATATTTCAGATAATGATGTTGCTGCTATTGAATTAAAGTTTGTACCATCTGCAACTAAAATATTACCTGCAGTGTTTGTACCCATAGTAATATCGTCACCAGATACTGTAAGATCTCCAGTTACAATTACATTACCACCAAATGTAGCTTTACCAGCATCAGACATGTCAAAAGTTAAAGCTGTTACTGTGCTTCCACCATCATTACCTTTAATAAATAAATCTTTATCTGAAACTTTAGTTTCTATGGTAACATCGCTAGATGAATTAGATATTTGCAATATTTCTGTGGCGTCATCTTTAATTTTAATACCATTACCACCACTACCAGCATCTAAATTTATACCACCATCAACATCTACTGTTAGACTACTACCAGATTCAATATTTATACTGCCACTGTCAGAAATAGTGCTTCCGTTTATAGTAATATCGTCAACTGTTAAAGTTGTAAGAGTGCCAACCGATGTAAGGTTTGGCATTGCTGTAATCTCATCATCAAAGTACGCAGCTAAATCTGTAACTGCAACTTGTACCATTGTACCATTATCATTTAGTACAACTCTGTCTGCATCTGCAACTGTTGTAGATGTAGCTGATGTGCCACCATCCATTATGTTTAACTCTGCTGCTGTTGCAGCTATAGCTGTACTTCCAAAAGTAAGCCCACCATCTGGAACAACAATACTACTACCTGATTGTGCTGTAAAAGTATTTGCAGTAAATTGAAAATCATCAGCTCCTGCAATTTTAATATCTATTTGATCATCTGTATCTGCTGTAATAGTTGTATCACCATCAGCATCTAAAACTAGTTCTCTTCCTTCAATGTCAAGTGCTCCACCAAAACCTGCATCAACAAGATTTGTTCCGTCTGAATAAACTAGTTTTGTAGTTTTTTCTGATACACCAAAAGTAATACCTGTTCCTGATGCTGTTTTAAATTGTACAGTATAAGCACCTGATGTACCATTAGTTATAATATAAACTTTTTCTATAGAGTCTGGAACAGTTACAATTTGATTTCCTGTAATTGATCCTGTTAATTTTATAACAGCGTGACGAGCTATTGAATCTGATTCTGTTGTTGTCCCATCCGTGATAGATAATGCAGTTGTCTGAGCACCGCCAGCTATAGATTTTTCCACATAACCAGCAATTGCTTTTTCTACGATTTGTAAGTTAGTATTAGTTTTATCTCCCCAAGTCCCGGCATTCTCGCCAGTGGACATTAGTTCTATACCAAGATCTGAAAATGTTGATGCCATAATTTAATTCCTTAAGGTGTTGGAGAGTTAACAGGTATTCTAGCAGTTCCATCTGCATAGTCATCTCTTTTTCTACTACCTAATTGTTCTCCTCCTAACCGTTCAATTTCTTGTTTATATTTTTGTTCATAAAGTTGTAGCATATCAGCCGGACCTTTTAAATAGCCATATGTTTCTGCAAGACAACAGTATAGCAGACCATTTGGAAAATTCAAACTAATGAAACTAGTTTCATTGCTGCTTGCTTCTAATTTATCTGGTATACGATTGTAATGAATTTGATATTCGTAAGTGCTGTCAGGCACAGGTGATAATAAAATAGCACCTGATGTTGTGGCTCCATTACCGGTTGCTCCACCTTTCATAGCGTAATATTTTGGTTTTGCTGTGCTTGTATTTGCTGAACTATACTCTTCTAAAAATGTTAAATCTTTTTTTTCTAACCAAATATTAGTTCCAGTTGTAACAGAAGTTGAATCATAAACTTGTACACCTCTAACAACTAATGCTCCTGCTGGAACATTTACAAAATCTTGGTTAGTTACTAAATTACCAGTTGTTGATGCTCTGTATGCATCAAGAGGTAAATCTCTATAAATTCTATATTCTGCATTTAAAACTATATTTTCAATAATACTATCTGATAAAACAGTAGAACTAACTTCTGTGTAATTTCTTATTTGTGTTTTTAAATCTGAAAAACTTATTCCTGACATATTATGCGCTCAATGTTGCTGGACCAGCCGAACAACTATTGCCTCCTCCTGATATACCACCTGTTGTAGCAGTGTTTGTGTCTACAGTAAAGTGATAGAAATTTTCTGTGTTAGTTATATTTCCGCTTGAATCTCTTTTACCAACTGTAATAGAATATCCTGCGGCTTTTGCTAAATTAGCTCCTGTGACACCGTCAAAACCAACTGGGTTTTGAAAAGCATCTGGATCTGATGTTGTATAAATAGGTCCTCTAAATCTTACCGTGTCACTTGTTGATCTACCATGAGATTTTTCAAATACATTTATAATACCTGATGATGCTGCAATCGTTTCAAAAGGATCAGGTCCCAAGAGTCTAGCTACTTCGTTTTCTTCTCTAGCAGGTCTTGCATCATATAAACTTTGTGCATCTCCTGATCTTGATCTTAATTCTAATTGAGGATGTTTGGTTTCAAATTCAGATTGATGTACTAAATGACCGTTCCATTCTTTAACCATTTCTCTGTATGGAAACTCCATTCCTGATCTATCTGATATTGCTTTTGCGTATTTTCCTCTTGCTTGTGCCATTAAGTTCCTGGGTAATAAGTTTTAGGGGTTATAAAAGTACTAGAAGAAGAACCATCTTCAGCTAATGCTCTTGCTAATTCATCTTCGTAATATAATTTTAATTGTTGTGTTGCTTGTGGATTAAATTTTTGTGCTAAATAAAAAGCCAAACCTGAAACCATACAAGGTACAAATCTATAAGGTACATCTGTTGCGTCCGTATAAGTTGAGTCTGCATCTTGTATTCTTTTTACATAATAAATATGCATATCTTTTGATGCAGCTGTTGAGTCGGGACATGGATAAACTGTAATAGTTGTTTTATCAATTAATCTTTGAACAAAATATTGTGATGGAGTTCCTTTAGATAATTTTGCAGATAAACTAGAATAAGTTGATCTATCAATTTTAGTCATTGCTGAATCTGATTGTGATGTTGAAGTTCTGTTTTGTCTAAACGTTGCTTCTAAAACATCTGCAACTCCATAAACATCTGAGGTTGCATTTGTACTAGAACTTGTTCCATCTCCACTTGATCTGTAGAAAGTGTATTCAGCTTGGCCTTCAATTAAATCAATATTAGTTTCACCTACTTCCCAGTAGTGCAAACCTCTATTACCCCATTCTTGAAATAATATATTTAAAGATCTTCTTGCAGATTTTAATTGATATCCAGAAGTTACTTGTGAACCTATACGTTCATATGCTTCTGCTATTAGATCATCTACAGCAAAAGTTTTGTCGAAAGTAACTGTGCCGGA